CGGCGACAAGGTCTCGTGGGACGACTCCGCCAAACAGGTCAACCTCCCCGGCACCGGCCGCTATCCGATCGGCACCGCCATCGAAGCCGCCGGCAACGGCGCGACCACCGTGCGTGTGCGGCTCGATGGGATTGCCACGGCCGCGGGGTGAGTCAAAACAACCACTCGTCAAGGACGTTTGAGATAGATATCTTCGAGCGTCGAGGTAGCTATGGAATACCGGTTCACCATTGCGGACAGCTTCACCCCTGAGACGCTTCCGATGGAACGGCTTGGGGATTATGTTGTCGTTCTCGCTAAGCTATTGGGTGAACAGTCGAATGTTCATTTCCGAGGCATTGAAGCGGGTTCGGCGGTGCTTGTGGCCACCGTTGACCCACCCGCTCTGCCGAAGGTCCACGAACGGGTGCTTGCAGTCCGCGACGGCGGCGGCCCTAACGACGCGAGGAAGGCATACGGCGACCTGGACGAAATGCTGCGCAAAGACAATGCAACCGGTACGCTGAGCGACGGAGCCGGAGGTGTCGTCATCCCATTCCCAGGTCGCAACCGCCCGGAGCCGCTTGTTTATGGACCGTTCCGAGAGAACGGCACGATCGACGGACAACTGATCCGGGTCGGTGGCAGGGACGAGACCGTCCCGGTGCATCTTCGCGATGGCGCCATCATTCACACGGGCCTCGTATGCACGCCGGAGATCGCGCGCAGGATCGCGCCGCATCTCTATGGGCCGACGCTGCGCGTCCATGGCACTGGTACCTGGTTCCGAACCGGAGCCGGCGTCTGGGAACTCCGAAGCTTCAGGATCAGCGATTTCGAGGTTTTGGACGAGGCGCCACTTCTCGAAGTCGTCGGCAAGCTTCGCAAGGTGAAGGGCAGCGATTGGAGCACGGTTCCCGATCCGGTGCGCACTTTGCTGGCGGAGCGCCATGGCGATGAGGGTGCCCATTGATCGTCGCATTCGATGCCAGCATTCTGATTTATGTCATCGACGAGCAAGCGAAGCCGCCGACCGATCCCGCGACCGGTAACCCGGTCGATCGCTGCCGGGAGCGTGTAACGCACTTTCTCGAATCCCTTCAGCAGCAGAACGCCAAGATCGTCATTCCAACACCTGCGCTCGCTAAAGTTCTTGTGCGTGCGGCAAAGGGAGGTCCGGAGCTTCTTCGTATCCTTTCTTCAAGCAAGCACTTTCGCATTGCGCCGTTTGATGAGCGGGCCGCCGTGGAATTCGCGGCCCGCCAAGCGGAGCGCATTGCCGCCAACGAGCGAGCGCCTGCGGTGACGCGAACAAAAGCAAAATTCGACGATCAGATCGTCGCGATTGCTTCCGTCGAAAACGCCACGATCATCTATTCCGATGATGAGGACATCGCGAAGCTCGCGGAAGGGCGCTTCGATGTCGTCAAGATCGCCACCATCCCGCTGCCGCCCGAATCCGCGCAAGGCAAATTACCGTTCGACGCCGAAGAACAGGGCAGCTCGAATACGATAGCGTAAAGCGGTAGCGAGGGCGCGCTTGCCGCCTGCGCGATCCCGGAAAGGTATCGACATACCAGCCTGATCACAGACCGAGGTCGTCAAAGTAGTCGGTATCGAGCTTCTTCATCTCGACATTACGATAGACGCGAACCCCGATGCCGTATTGAACCAGGAGCCGCGTCAACTCCTCGCCATCGATGAGGACGAGGCGCTTCGGGCTGCGCTGGGCATAGGCTCGCGCCTGCGGTGCGAAGTGACTTGTGGTCACGAACACGCCTTTTGTCGCACCACGCTCATCCAGAGCACCCGCAAACTCCCTGATCTTGTCGACGCCGATCGCGTTGCCGATTGCATATCGTTTGGCTTGCAAATAGATGATGTCCAGCCCGAGCACGTCCTCGTTAATCACGCCATCAACGCCGCCGTCGCTCGTGCGTCCGAGGTGCTTGCTCGATCCTCCCGCGCCATATCCCATCCCGAGCATGAGATCGATGATCAGTTTCTCGAAGGCAGTCGGGTGCATCGTCTGAACGCGATCCAACAGCTCTGCCCGCAATGTCACGTTCATATCGTTGAACGCGGCTTCGATGCGTTCGTCCGGCGTGCCTACGGCAGGTGTTGCGGTGGATTCGGCCGAAGGTTCGCCCTCGATATCCTCTGATGCCTTCGTCCGAAACTGGTCGAACCCATCGAACTGCGAGAGGAAATTGATATCGATCCGGGCCGGGGGCTTGGCCAGGACTTCTCTTCCCTTTTCGGTTATGGCGAAGACGCCGCGCCGCGGGCGACTGAGGAGCCCGGCCTTGACGAGATAGGTCACTGCCCAATGCACGCGGTTGGCGATCTTCGCCTGCCGACCGCTCGGAAGAAGCTCGGCTCGTTCGTCGGGCGTCAGGTGAAACTCGTCGGAAATGCGATCAACCGCATCAGAGGCGCGCACTTCGCCACCATTAGCGAGGCGCAAGACCGGAAGCATCACTGTCTGGAAATCTGGGACCGGCATGGCGCGAAGGGAATCGTTTGGACCAGCGGCAATATTCGCACCATGTGCCGGCTGGCACTACCGCTGCATGCCAGCGAGCGCCAGTGACCGCCATGGATTTTGTTGACTCGTTGTTGACTCGACCGCCCTTGACGCGAGGAGCCCAAAAGCAAACGCCCGCTAAGCCTTTGACTTAGCGGGCTGATTTGGTTGCGGGGGTAGGATTTGAACCTACGACCTTCAGGTTATGAGCGGCGAACAAACACAGAACGCGAGACCAGAGAAATCAGGCGGTTAGGCCGTAATGCATTGAACTGATTGAATCTCATTGCCGCATTCGGCCGCGTTCAGCGGCATCGGACCGCATTCGCCGGATGACGACTCCGTTACGCCAGCGGACGTATTGCGGAGTTGAAAATCACGATCCGTCCGCCGGGCGCTCAACCGATCTCGTAGTCGTGCATCGAGGCGTCTCTTTGCGCCCCTTTCCGCCCCTTTCCGCCCCTCTCCGCCTCTGCGCCACCGCTTGGAAAAGAGCATCTTGCCTGCCGCGAAGGCTCAACGCTCAGTGACAGGCATGAAGCAACATCTGACCGAGCGCGCCGTAAAGGCGATGGTGCCGGCAATCGACCGCGACGTGCTCGTCTATGACGACGAGGTCACGGGTTTCGGCGTCTTCATCCTTCGCTCCGGGAAGCGCGGCTTCTTTCTCCGCTATCGCATCGCCGGCCGCGAGCGCCGCTTCACGATCGGCGCCTGGCCCACCTGGTCGGTCACCGCCGCGCGCGAAGAGGCGAAGCGGCTCAAGCGCGAAGTCGATGCCGGCAACGATCCGCTCGGCAAGCGCATCGAGCAACGCCATGCGCCGACCATGTCCGATCTGATCGATCGCTACCTCAAGGAGCACGCAGTCAATCTCGCGCCGCGGAGCTTCAGCGATCGGACTTCGCTTCTGCGCAAGCTAGTCGAGCCGGAATGGGGCGCCCGCAAGGTCGCGGAGATTACGCCGGAGGATGTCGATCGGCTGCTCGCCAAGATCGCCAAGGGCCGACCCCGGCCGCGTAAGCATCCGCCGAAGGCTAATCCGCGGCGGCCGGCGATGAAGGGGCCGTTCAAGCCGACGCCGATCCGGGCGAACCGCGTCGGCGAGATCCTGCGCAAGATGTTCAACCTCGCGATCCGCTGGCAGATGCGGCCGGACAATCCGGTCGTCGGCTTCTCGCGCTATCCCGAAATCCCGCGCGATCGGTTTCTTTCCGCCAACGAAATTAAGCGCCTTGCCGACGTGCTCGCCGACCATCCGAACCGCCGCTGCGCGAATGTCATTCGCCTGATCCTCTTGACCGGCGCGCGGCGAGGCGAGGCGATGAACGCGCGCTGGGAGCAGTTCGATCTTGAGAACGGGATCTGGACCAAGCCCGCGGCCACCACAAAGCAACGCCGGCTCCATCGGGCGCCGCTTTCGCGGGCCGCGGTTGAACTCCTTCGCACGATCCGCCCAAGCGTGCCTGCAGATTGCCCGTGGGTCTTTCCCGGCGAGATCAAGGGGAACCCGTTGCGCGAAATGCAGACCTTCTGGGAAGGCGTGCGGGCGAAGGCGAAGCTCGGCGATGCCCGCATTCACGATCTGCGCCATACCTTCGCCTCGCTCCTCGTTTCGGGCGGCATGACGCTGCCGATGGTCGGCTGGCTGCTTGGCCACACACAAGCGCAAACCACGCTTCGCTACGCCCATCTTTATGACGATCCGCTGAGGGCCGGCCTTGATGAGGTGGGGGAAGCGCTGCGTCCCAAGCTGCGTCTTACCTCCTGAAATGGATCAATTCCGTACCTCGTTTGTTCGATTTTGTGCTACTGAAGCGATCCGATCCTCGCGGTGGCCTAGGTTTTCATCAGACGCTCGTCGCGTCGGTAGCTCCATGTTAACCTCACATTAGAGGTCCTGCTTCGATCAAGGAGCGGGGTGCGAAAATGGCTAGAAGCGATCTCCTTGTTTCTCTTGTGCGCGCCGGTGCGACCGGAGACCGATCGATGCTTGCATCGACCGTCGAAGCCATTGTGGCCGAGGAGAAGTCACGAAGCCACCACATCTTGGCGAACCGTCTCCAGCAGGCGTTGCAAGCTGTACCGGTAACAACCTCAAGCGAAGTCCGCCGACCGCACAGCGGGGGGCGAGACTTCGTGTTGGAAATTGAGCCACGGGTCAGACTTGAGGACTTGATTCTCACTCTTCCAGCGGAGCGCCTAAGCCAGCAGCTGATTGAAGAGCAGAACCGCGCAGACCTCCTTCGGGCCCAAGGGATGCAACCCCGTAACCGAGTCTTGCTCTCGGGCCCGCCTGGGAACGGGAAGACGTCGCTAGCCGAAGCCATCGCGGAGGCTGTGGCCCTACCGTTTTTGATTGTCCGATATGACGCTTTGGTTGGGGCCTATCTGGGCGAGACTAATGCTCGATTGGCGCGGCTGTTCGAGTACGCGCGTGCGACACCGTGCGTCCTCTTTTTCGATGAATTTGATGCGGTCGGCAAAGAGCGCGGTGATGTGCATGAGACCGGTGAGATAAAGCGCGTTGTATCATTTCTGCTGATGCAAATCGACCACTTGCCCAGCTACGTAATTGCCATCGCAGCCACGAACCATGCCGAACTGTTGGACAGGGCCGTGTGGCGCCGGTTCCAGCTTCGAATTGAGATGCCAGCGCCCGATTCTGCCCGTCGAGCCGTTCTGGTCTCTCGCTTTTTCTCAGTCTGGCGCGAGGACGTTGGCCTCAGCCCGCAGGAGTTGGCCGACCGGCTGGGGATGGTGAGCTTTGCCGAAGTGTACGAGTTCTGCCAAAACGTGCGCAGACGACATATTCTCGGGCAAGGCGGTGAGTCGCTGAAGCGAATCGTCGCTGAAGAACTCGAACTATGGGCGTCGCGAGTGACGCCATCGGCAAATGGCGACTCCTTCGGAATACGCTCTACTCCGGCTCGATCAGCCAAGAATCGGCGGCCGAAAGACTCGTAGGCCTGCCTTCCCGACCCCGCGAAGATACGGGGCTGCGGAGCAACTGAACCGACCACCTGGCTTGCGGTTGCAGCGGCTTGCTCAAGCATTTGCCGAAGGGCGGGACCCGCTAGAGCTCCGCGCTGATCCAGCGGGGCTAGCGCCTGAACGCTTGCTCGTCTTTGAACTCACGACAGATGTCCAGAACTTTGCACGCGCTGCCGCCCAGATTCCTGGCTTGGAATTTATCGGCGCTGAGGACCTGGAGCCGGACGAATTCGACAAAAACCCAGCGCTCTACCTCATGATCCCGGATGCAGCGGCCTTGCAGCAGATGGTAGGGCTTTGGAATCGTTTTCGCGAAGGCCAGACGTTTCCCGACGGATTTGCTCCCTGGCGCGATCTTTTTGCTCAGCTCCGCGATATCCGCCCATGGGGCCCAAGGGATCGGGTCTCGGATAGCGACCTTAGCGTCCTGACTCAAGAACGAAGGGACGAAAGGGGGATGGTACGGATCGAGCTGGAGTTGGTCTATCGGCCGGAGACCGCTGCGGTTGAGCAGGATGCTCGCTCGGCGCTCCGATCCAGTGGGGGCGAGGTCATTTCCCATACGCGCATCGACGGCGCAAAATACCATGCGCTACTGGTTGACGTTCCACACGAAGAGCTCCAGCGCGTCTTGGCCAGAGGACATGAAGGCCTGGTCGCCGCCGAATCGGTGATGCATATTCGGCCTCAAAGCACAGCACATTTGACGGTCTTTGAAGGTCAGGAACCTTCTCCGGCTCCAGCGGTGCCGCTGCCGACCGGCGATCCAATTGTAGCGATATTCGATGCCGTGCCGCTCTCCGGACACCCGTGTCTGTCCGGCCGCCTATCAGTTGACGATCCTTTTCATCTTGAGCCTCTAGCAGTGGGCGCGCGCCTGCACGGGACGGCAATGGCCTCAGCTGTCATTCACGGCGATCTCGCGGCACCTCCGCTCCCGCCGCTCGAACGACGAGTCTTCTTTGTCAATGTGATGTTTGCGCCTCAAGGACCGGATCAAGACGAGCGATTTCCCGATCGACTTCCCGCCGACCTATTTCACGAGGCGGTTCTTCGTCTCAAGGCCGGCGACGACCCACTTGCGCCCAGCGTTATCGTCATTAACGCGTCGCTGGGGGACCGCAATAAGCCTTTCACGGGCAGAATGTCGGGCTGGGCTCGCGTTGTCGATTACCTCGCTCATACTTTCGGCCTTCTATTTATTATTAGCGCCGGAAACCATTTCGACGACCTCGTGACCGACGGCATGAATACGACGGACTTCGAAGCTTTGGACGCGGTCGAGAAGGCCAAGGTCGCGTTGCGCGCCAGCGGTGCAACGATCGGACAGCACCGCATATTGGCACCTGCTGAATCCATCAATGCGCTTACCGTCGGGGCCCTCCATAGCGACTCTGTTCCGGCTGGCGTGCTCCCGGCTTCGACATTCGACGTGTGGCAGAATACGGGGCTTTGCACCGTTTCCAGCGGATTAGGGCCAGGTCTAGGAAATGCTGTGAAGCCGGATGTCCTTGCCCCAGGTGGTCGCCATCATGTCCGGCTTCTGCCGACGACAACCGGACACGCTCTTCGACCGATTGGCAAGCAATCTACGCTGCTCGGCGGTATCGTGGTTGCGGCACCACCTGGGCCTACTGATATCAATCCAGACCGCACGAACAGAACCGTTGGGACGAGCGTTGCTGCTGCCTTGGTGACAGGTATCGCTGCTCGCGCGCATGAGGCCCTCGAAGCTGCCTATGATGATTTCAGTTCCATTGCGGGAGCTCAGCGAGCGGTACTCCTGAAGGCATTACTTGTGCACTGTGCTCGCTGGACATCGGCGCGTGACTTGATTGTTGAGATTCTTGGCCCTGCGGACGGCAAACAGCATGTTCGACAGAAGGACAACGTACGCCGATATCTCGGCTATGGGGCGATCGACCCGAACATTGTGCTCGATTGTGCAAGCGACCGTGCCACATTGTGGGCAGTCGGAAGGCTTCAGAAGGAAGAGTCACATTCGTTCTCTGTTCCGTTGCCCACGGTTATGTCGGGAAAACCTCAACCGCATGAGTTTTCGGCGACCTTGGCTTGGCTTGCTCCGCCCCGAGTGGGCGCTGCAAACTATCGTGGTGTTCGTCTCAGACTGGTTGAACCCACGAATTCCGCGACGCTCTTCGCCGTCAAGGCTGCCGGCGAACAGCCCGACACGAATCAAGCTCATCGCGGAACTGTAATTCATCGCCGGTGGGCCGGGGAAAAGGCGGCAGTCCTGGCGACAGACTCGGCCTTTGAGGTGATGATTCAGCGCCAACCGGATGAGATGGACGATCTAGCGCCCTATGCTCTCGTGGTCACGGTTGCTATGCCGGGAGTTGCTGGCGTTTACGCCGAGGTGCGAAACCGCATAGCCATCAAGCCTAAAGTGCCCGTCACCGCGTAATTGCAAAATGTGTTCTCGACAACTGGTTTTCAAGCCACGGAACTGCCCCTCAGTTCCCGCCAGACCGGCGTGATCTTCTTTCGGATCGTGCTCTCGTCCGGCGCGTGCTCGACATCGCGGGCCTCGAACCAGGCCACCATTTCGCGAACGAGCTCGGCCTGGGTCGCCGGAACGCCGTGTTCATGAATGCGTCGCGCAAGCGCCGCATAGAACGCGTCCCAATCGTGCCGTGGCGGAACGCCCGGGCCGCCGCGGCGGCGTGCTGCCGTGGCGCCGTCGCTTTCGGGCACATGCAGGCCGTTGAAGAACCCGTATTGCCGCTCGAAGCGCTCGACCTCGCCGCGCCTGACCAACACATCCGCGGCGGTAATCGCGACGCCTTCCGCCGGATCAACGATCCATCGGAAATCGTCGCCGGCCTTCACGCGGCGGATCACCACCGTAGGGCTCGGCGCTCCGTCCCTGCGGAATAGCGGCAGCAGGTGCGTGGCCTCGACATCGGCGAGGCCCGATAGCGTCTCCGACGGCCCGATCTTCACCGGCGGCAAGGCGATCGAAAGCGCAAGCAATCCGTCCGTTGACCAGCCGATCACATCGAACGGGGTGGCCGACCAGCGGATCGCGATCTCGGTGAGGGAATAAAATGATCGCGGCGGAAGTTGCATGTCCGGCGTGCCCCCGATTGCTCATTGACGGACCTGCTGGCGCAATCGTCGATACGCTTGCACCACCTGCTTGAGGTCGCTCCGCATGTCGGGCGGCAGGCGACCCGCCTCGACGAACAGATCGTCCATGCGGACGCCCAGGATCGCCGCGGCGCGTTCGACCAGCTCGTCGCGCGGCGGCTTTTCCTGCTCGCGCTCGACGCGCGACCAATAGGCGGGCGAGACGCCAAGCCGTTCGGCGAAGTCGTTGAGGCCGATGCCTTGCTCGATCCGTTTCGTCCTCACCGTGAGACCGAATGCCATGGCGGCCTCCTTCAGCCGACGAGTCCGTACTTGCGGAGACGCACCCCGATGAAGGCGCTCGTCACGCCGAACTCTTCGGCAAGCGCGCCGGCGATCGCATCAATCGCCGACCAGCCCGCAACGTTTGCCACGATGTAGGGCGTCGGGATCTCGTCGATCACCTTCCATCGAATCGCCACGCCGAACGCGGAGGCCTCGCGGGCGAACGCTCGGGAGAGCTGCCGCCGCGGCACAAGAAACGCGCCCATGAACTCGTCGGCGCGCCATTCCCGCCAATCGATCGGCGCGGCGTCCCGCGCCGCAATCGCGCCGCTGCGGAAGGCGCGCGCCGCGCCCTTCGCCACCGCCGCCGGCATGTCGAAGATCGCGTGGCCGAACTCGTGCGCCGCCGTTGAACGCAGCATTTCGGGCTGATCGCCGAGCAGCTCGGCATTGAGACTGATCATGACCGTTGCCGGCTCCTGCGGATCGTGTTCGCAAACGCCGAGCACGGGTTCGCCGGTCTCGTCGTGAACCGCGTGCGCGGCGTCCCACACGATCTTGAGCTGACGGCCATTCACGCGGAGGCACCCCGCCCGGCGGAACAGGTCGGCCGGCTCGAACGGCCGCGCGGTGTAGCCGAGAAGGCGTTGCCGGAGTTCGGCCCCGAGCCGCCGGATCGCATCGGCCGAAAGCTTCATCGGCTCGCCCGAGCCGAAGCACGGATATTCCACGTTGAGCGCCATGCCGATCGCCTCCTCGTTAACCGTTTCCTCAACAGCAATGTTCCTTTTATGTTCTCTTCAGGGTAGGAGTCTAGTCCTTTTTTGCCCGTCCCCATGATGCACTCGGCCCATGGGCGCGGGAAACAGCCTAACCGTTTGATTCGACAGAAGTCCGCATAATTCCGCGGTTCTTTCCGCCTGTTTCCGCCCCTTTCCGCCTCCGCCGGGGCCGCCCCGCCGTGTTCGGATCGACGCCGCTTCGAACGTGACGTGGTGACGGAGGCTTTCGTGGAAGATCAACAGGAAAGGCCCGCGGCCGGAACGGCGCCGCTCCTCGGCGGATGGCTCACCCGAGCCCAGGTCGCGGCCGAAATCGGCGTATCGGTCGATACGCTCGCCCGCTGGGAAACCCGGCGCATCGGCCCGCCCTGCGTCCGCATCGGCCGCAAGGTGCTCTATCGCGCCGAGGCCTTCCGCGAATGGCTGGTCTCGCGTGAGCGTCATCCCATCTCGAAGGGCGCGCGCCCGGGCGGTGAGCGATGAGCGCGCCGCTTGTCGTTGCCGCACGCCTCGAAGCTCGCGCGCTCGTCGCCAACGCCGTGCGCCTCGCCTTCTTCGAGCGCTACGGCGAATCGCCGAGCCCTGACGATCGGCTCTGGGAACTCGATCCGTTCGATCGCCTCGGCCTCGTGTGTGACGTCGAGCTGAAGCTTGGTGTTGCGTTCCGCGACGAGGACCTCGAATTCCTCGAAACGCCCGACGATCTCATCGATCGCGGCGTCGCCGTCCTCTTGGGAGGCGAGCGATGAACGCCTTCGAACGGCACGGCATCGAGCACCTTTCCGCGTCATCGCTCAACCTCTGGGCCGCGCAGCCCGCGCTCTGGATCATGGAACGGCTCCTTGGCCGCCGCATGCCGCCCGGCGTCATCGCCGCGCGCGGCAAGGCGGTCGAGCACGGAGTCCATCTCGGCCTGAGCAATCCCCGTCTGTCGCTTGAGGAGTGCATCGAAGGCGCCGAACGCGAATTCGTCCGGCAGACCGCGCTCAGCACCGATCCGCGTCGGGAGGAAGAGCGAAAGAAACTGGCCGGATGGGTGCGGGGGGCGCTCGCCGAGCTTCGTCAATACGGCACGCCGGACGGCTATCAGGAGAAGATCGAGGTTTGGCTCGACGATATTGCCGTTCCGATCATCGGCTTCATCGACTGGCGGTTCTCCGGTCACGGGCTCCTCGTCGATCTCAAGACAACCGAACGCTTCCCCTCGCAGATCGGCGACGCGCACGGGCGGCAAGGCGCCGTCTATGCCTCCGCGCACGGCAATTTCGGGATGCGCTTCGCCTATGCGAAGCCCGCGCCCGGCAAGACCGACAAGCGCCAGGTTACCGTCTACGAGATGTCCGGCGACGATGTGCGCCGTCATCTCGCGGCGCTGCGCGCCATCGCGCTCTCGCTCGGCCGCTTCCTCGCGATCTCGGACGATGCGCGCGAGCTCGCCGGCCTGATCGTCCCCGACTTCGATTCGTTCTGGTGGTCCGAGCCTGCCGCGCGCGCGGCGGGGCGGGAAGTCTTCGGGTTCTGAGAAGACCTTCAACGTGAAAGGAGAAACGCAATGGGTCTCAACATCGGTGGCTCCGGCAGCATCAAGCCGTACTGCAAATACAATGCGAAGGCGGACAAATGGTTCGTCCGCTCGCCCGAGGGCGGCGACCAGGAGATCGCGCGTCCCACGTTCCTGCTCGATCTCAAGAACATCCGCACCGGATGGCTTCGTTTCCGCGAAGGCCAGGCCCCGGAGCGCGTGATCGATCCGTCGCTCGATCGCGCGGCGCCGAGCCCCGGCGAGGATTTCAAGCGCGGCTTCGTCGTCACCGCCTACAGCCCGAAATTCTTCGGCGGCGCGGTCGAGTTCTCCTCGGCCTCGATCCACCTCTCGAACGCGATCCGTGAGCTCTATGCCGCATACGAAGAACAAGGCACCAAGGCGGAGAACCGCGGCAAGGTCCCCGTCGTGTCCTGCACCGGCTCCGAGCCGATGAAGGACAAATACGGCACCAACTACCGCCCGAAGCTTGAGATCGTGAAGTGGGTCGATCGCCCCGACGATCTGCCGGACGCGAGCCCGGTCGATGAAGCGGACGTGTGGAAGGGTGCGGCGCCCGCCGCAAGGCCCGCGCAGCATGTACCGCCTCCCGCCTTAAAGCCCGCGGCCGAGCCGCTCGCCGAACCTCTGTTCTGATCGAACGCGCCGGCGGGCCTCAAGCTCGCCGGCATCGCCGTGCGCGCCCCGATGGAAATCTCGAACGTCCAGCCCATGATCGAGCCCGATGCCGAGCAGATGCGCCGTCACGTGGCACATCTGTTCGAGGGCTTTCTCGACGGCTGTCACGAAGGGCGCATTGAGCTTGCCTGGACCGACGGCCGCGACCGGCGCCTGCGTCACGCCGCGATCTTCGGCACCGACCAGCTCGACGAGCTCGTGGCGCGCGCGTTCGCGGAAAACCGCAAGCCGGGGCAGAACGTCTACATCGGCCAGGCGCTTCGCAAGCCCGACATCCCGCCGTTCGGCCGCTGCAAGGACGAGGATTTCCTCGCGCTGACCGCCTTCTATGTCGATATCGACGACGACACGACGGCAACCGCGGTGACAAGCTATCGGCACCGCGGCTGCCCGCCGACCGCCGTCGTCATCACCGGCCGAAAGCCGCACGTGCGGGCGCAGATGCTCTGGCGGATCAACCGCCCGGAGCGCGATCCGCATGCTTGCCGCGCCCAGAACCTCGCGCTCGCGGAGGCGCTCGGCGGCGACACCAGCGTGGTCAATCCGGGCCGCGTGATGCGGCTCGGCGGATCGATCGCGTGGCCGGTGAAGCAAGGCCGCGTCATCGAGCGCACCGAATTCCTCACCTTCGACGACGGGCGGCCGAAGTCGTATCTGCCCGAACAGATCAGATGCGCGTTTCCGCCGGCGCAAGCGCCCATTCGGGAGGCGCCGCATTCTGAACATGAGACAAACGAAACAGATCCGGCGCCGCCTTTGTCCGCGACGTCGCATACGCCGCTGCAAATCGGCTCGTCGAACGTCTCGGTCGAGGCTTGCCTCGCCCGCATCCGCGCCGGGGACCACTGGCACGACAACCTTGTTCGCCTGACGGGCCACTGGATCGCGCGCGGCTGGTCCGACGCGGAAATCCTCACCGCCGCGGAAGCGCTGACGCTTCCCGGCTACACGGTCGCGCAGACCCGTCGCGAAGTGGGATCGATGATCGCCGGCGGGCGCCGCAAGTGGGCCATTCCGAACCCGGAACACGCGGTCGAAGATCAACCCCCGCCAGGCATCGACCTCCTGCAATGGACCGCCGACCGCTACGCCGGCGAGGCAAAGCCGATTGCGTGGCTCTGCCGCGGCACCATCCCGCTCGGCGTGGCCGCATTGATCGCGGCCATGGGAGGCCTCGGCAAGAGCTATATTGCGCTCGATCTTGCGCTTCAGATCGCGGCCGGCGTCGCCGGGCTGGAGCAGCCGCGCAAGATTCTCGGCGGCCGGATCGCGGTCGAAGGAACCGCGGTGGTCGTCACCGCCGAGGACAGCTTCGACACCGTGCACCGGCGTCTCAACCGCATCGATCCCGCCGCCCGCCGGCTGCGCCATCCGAAGCGGCTGATCGTGCTGCCGCTGCCCGACGCCGGCGGTCCGCGCCCATTGATCGCCACAAACGGCAAGGCACTAGGCCGAACGCCGTTCTTCGACGACCTCAAACGCCAGCTGGTGCAGTTGCAGGAGCTGCGGCTTGTCGTGATCGATCCGTTGCAGGCGTTCGTGCTTGCCGACGTGAATGCCGATCCGGCGGCGGCGCAGTTCCTCTGGTCGGCGATGGCAGAGCTCGCTACCGCGACCGGCGCCACGATCCTGCTCACGCACCACATGCGCAAGGACGGCATGCTCCGCATCGCCGACGGCGACGATGCGCGCGAGGCGATCCGCGGGACGACTGCCCTGGTGGACGGCGCCCGGCTAGCCTACGCGCTCTGGAAGCTCGACGACGAAGCCGCGCGCTCGGTCTGCAACACGCTCCAGATCCCGTTCGAGCGCGGGCGCATCGTCCGCGGCGCGGTCGTGAAGGCGAACGACGAGGCCGACCACAACGCCCACACCTATTCGCGCGAAGAGAGCGGGCTCCTGGTCCAGCTCGAAGCAGAGCCGGACGACGGGACGCCCGAACAAACGTTTTCGATCGCGCAAGCCCGCGAAGTCCTGAAAGAGATCGACCGGCGCTTCAACGAGGGCAAATGGCCGTTCAGCCACGCGTCGCAAGGCGGCGCGCGCTACCTCGGTCACTACCTCCAGCGACAGTACGGAATGTCGAAGAAAGCCGCCGCCGATCTGATCACCGACTGGATGAACAACGGGATCATCACGACCGAGGAATACGACCGGAAGCACAACCGCGTCGGCCTGAAGGTCCTGCGATGGCTCTGATCGACGGATAGCGGGCGGCGAAACAGGCATGTCTAACTCATTGATTTGACTGAGGCGAAGGTTGGCGAAGGAGACGGCGAAGATGCGAAACTGCATGTGCCAAGTGCTTGATTTCACTCGGCGAAGGTTGGCGAAGGTCGGCGAAGCGAAGAACCCCCATACCCCCGATGCGCGTCGCCGCCGTTGCGCGGCGGCTCGCGCATCAGGTTCCGGGGTCGCGCCGTGAGAGGCGCGACGCGAGCCTTGAGCCCGATCGCCGATGCGATGGCGCCGTCCGCCTATCGCATCCGGGCAATGGTCGCCGGTCTCGACCAGGTGGCGGTTGCCATGGAGCGCAAGTGGGGCGTCGGACGGCTGCGCCTTCTCGTTTCGGATTTCCTCCGCGCCAAATTCGACGAGCAGAAGGATCGGCTCGATGCGGCGCTGCGCTCGGGCGAAGAGCGCTTCGTCGCCGCGCAGGTCGAAGGCATGCGGCGCGCCTGGGATGCGCTTGACCGCGCCGCGCACGAAGCGGGCGCGAAGCCGCTCGCGCCGGAAGTCTGGGAATGCGTGCTGCCCTCGACAGGCGAAGTCATCTCGCTCGTGCGCAGCGAAGAGGAAGCCCACCACGTCGCGCGCGAAGGCCGCGTGTTCACGGTGGCCGAGATCGCAATCCTGATCGAGGCGCTCGGCGAAGGCGTCCTCGCCGTCAAGGAGAAATTCCCAGGCGCCGCCGTCACCGGCATCCGGCGCAAGGCGATCCCCGCGAAGGCGGGGATCGACTGGTCGCGCGGAGATGAAATTCCGTTCTGAAGATAGGAGGACCCATGCTTGCCGTTGCCGTTACCGAACCAATGCAAATGCCGGCGGAGCCGCATGTCGCCAGGCTCCCGCCGCGCGCCATCCTCGCGCTCGATCTCGGCTCGCGCTGCGGCTGGGCCGTGCTTCCCCGCTCGGGCCGCATCGCGTCCGGCGTCGTCGACTTCAGGCCCGGCCGCTTCGAAGGCGCCGGCATGACGTTCCTCAGATTTGAGCGATTCCTGGCCGATGCGACCAATGCCTCCGGCCCGTTCGACGTCGTCGTGTTCGAGGAGGTCCGCGCCCACGTCGGCACGCTCGCGGCGCAGGTCTATGGCGGCTTCCTCGCGCATCTCACCGCCTGGTGCGAGCGGCATGCGGCGCCCTATCTCGGCGTGCCGGTCGCAACCATCAAGCGGCACGCGACCGGCAAGGGCAATGCGTCGAAGGACGACGTGATCAAGGCCGTGCGAGCGCGCGGGCATATGCCGAAGGACGACAACGAGGCCGATGCGCTCGCGCTCCTCGATTGGGCGATCAAAAACGGGATCGGAGCATGAGCATGGGGCGCACAGAATTCTTCGACGAGCTCGCCGGCATCCTCACCGATCGCGAGGACCAATATGGCGCTCCCGCCAAGCTGTTCGACGAGATCGCCCGCATCTGGACGGTGATCTTGAGCTTCGAGGTCGAACCCGAGCAGATCGCCTTGTGCATGATAGGCGTGAAGCTCGCGCGGCTCAGCCACAATTGGTCGCACGCCGACAGCATCAAGGATGTCGCCGGTTACGCGGCCATTCTCTCCCAACTGGTCAACGAGGCCCGCGCGAAATGAAATACACGCCCAGGGACATCGAGGAACGCTTCGAGGAAGCAGCCGCCACGCTGCGCCGCCTGCCCGACACGCGAGTGCCTGGTTATTTCAGCACTTGGCCGCCGATCATCCGCGCCGCGGTCGAGGCCTACGGCTACGATCCCGCGCGCATGCCGCGCCTCGCCCCGTCCCCGCAGGCCATCAGCCGCATGGAGGAGACGTTCACCTGGCTCACCTGGCTTGAGCCCGACGACGCGCGGATCGTGTGGCTTCGGGCCGAAGGCGTGCGCTGGAAGCCGATCTGCTGGCGGGTCGGCCTATCCCGCGCCGTGGCATGGCGGCGGTGGGTTGCTTCGCTGATCACGATCGCAAACCGGCTGAATTTTAAGTATTTCGTAGGCGTCAAGAAGGGTCGCAAGAAGGGCGTGACCGCAACGATCGACGAAGCACGTCGCGAGGGCCTGCTTTAGTCGTCGCACAAACCGCAAAACACGTCGAACTTCTGGCTTCAACAACGAAACGTTTTTCGGCACAATTCCTGGCATGATCGCGGGACGCGCGCCCGCAATGCCCCGGCCCATAGGTTCTTTCCGGCGGCGAGCGAATGCGGGCGGCGAAGGCCCCGGCTTCCGCTAGCGCCAACCGCGAAATCCGGGTGCGCATTGCGGTGCGCCCCATTCGGGTGCGCAGGTGCGCGGCTTGACAATGTAGCCACATGTGGCTACTTATGCGGCATGAAGACCGTCTCCATCCGCGAAGCCAAGAACCGGCTGACCGAACTCGCCCGCGAGGTTGAGGAGGGCGAGACGATCGTCGTCACCCGCAACGGACGCCCCGTTTTCGATCTTGTGCCGCATCAGCCTCGGAAGGGCCTCCGGCTCGAAGCGATCGACGAGTTCAAGCGGAAGCACGGCATCAAGACCGTCGTTCCCTACATTGCCGAGGACTTCGACGAGCCGCTTCCGGAGGACTTTCTGCTTCGACCGCTGCCGCCCGAAGCATGAGGTTGCTGCTCGATACCCACGTCCTGCTTGCCTTGATCGAGGATCGCCTCGTCGGCTTGCCGGCTGCGGTTGAGGGCCTGCTGAAGGACCCAGACAGCGAACATCATTTGAGCGCCGCGAGCTTGTGGGAGATTGCCATCAAATCGCGCTTGGGCAAGCTCAAGCTGACCCCCCGTTTGAGTTCGCTGCCCGAATTGCTTGACGGCTTGGGCATTCGGATCGTCGCAATCAACGAGCACCACGCCCTCGCAAGCATTGAACCGGAGCCCGCGACTCGCGATCCGTTCGACAGGATGCTTTTGGCGCAGTGCCAAGTCGAAGGCCTTCGGCTGGTCACCGTGGACCGCGCGCTCGCCTCTCATCCGATGGCCGCCAAAGCTTAGTCGCCGCCCGCCGGCACTGTCGGAGTCAACAACGGTTAGCCAGCGATGCTGATGATCGAGACTCGATCTCTCGACCGCCTAATCCCCTATGTCCGCAACGCGCGGACGCATTCGGAGGATCAGGTCGCGCAGATCGCCGCGTCGATCGCCGAGTTCGGGTTCACGAATCCGATTCTGATCGGGGCCGATGACGTGGTCATTGCCGGGCACGGGCGGTTGCTCGCCGCGAAGCTCCTGGGGCTGAGCGAGGTTCCGGTCATCGTCCTCGATCATCTTTCGGATGCGCAGCGGCGTGCGTTGGTGATCGCCGACAACCGCATTGCCGAGAATGCGGGCTGGGACGAGGCGATGCTGCGCGCCGAGCTCGCGGCGCTGCGCGAGGACGCGTTCGATCTCGACGTGCTCGGCTTCGGCGACGCCGAGCTTCTCCGCATTCTCGATTCGATCGACGGCTCCGCTTCGCTCGGGGGCGAGGACGCCGACGATTCCGGTCCTCCTCCCGCCGGATCGTCGGCGTCCGAGGCGTCCGCAACGCTGGCCGAACGCTTCGGCATTCCGCCGTTCACGGTTTTCGATGCGCGCAAGGGCTGGTGGCAGGAGCGCAAGCGGGCTTGGATCGATCTCGGCATTCGCTCGGAGCTCGGTCGCGGCGCCGCGCCTGGCGGAAGTCCGCGGCCGCTCGATCGGGCGCGGATGGCGAAGGCAAGCGCCGCGCCGGGCGGCTCGCCGTTGCCGGCCGCCGATTATTCGAAATCGAAGGCACGGGGCGACGGGCGAGGCCGAGCAATCCCGAACAATTGAGGTTGTCTCAGATGACAAAAGCAAAGGTTAGAGCGACGGCATTGGTAGATAGCGAACTCCAGTGCCGCCCGCTGACTGTCGTTGATGGGCTGTTCGCAATTGCTCAGGCGCTCGATAGCGTCGCGCATGCGATACACCGGCTCGGCAATGCCGACGCATGTACCCCTATGGGCGCAATCGAAGCTCACAGCAAACACATCGGTGAAAAGATGGACGGCTTGATTGACGCGATTCGGGAAATCGCGAGCCGATGACTGAGCCAGCGAATGACGAACCTCACCTTCGTGAAGGGCGATCGCGAATCCGAAGAACTCGATCCGGTCAGCCAGGCGATCCTCGAAGTGGGATCGGGCACTTCGATCTTCGATCCCGTGCTCTGCGAAATCGCCTATCGCTGGTTCTGCCCGCCGGGCGGCACCGTTCTCGATCCCTTCGCCGGCGGATCGGTCCGCGGCATCGTCGCCTCGCGGCTCGGGCTGCGCTACGTGGGCATCGAGCTTCGCCCCGAACAGGTGGCGGCGAATGTCGCCCAGTTGCATCTCGCCGACGGCCTCAAGCCCGAATGGCGGCAGGGCGATGCGCGCGAGATTGCGCGGCTTGCCGGCGACATTGAGGCCGACCTGATCTTCTCGTGCCCGCCCTATTGGAATCTCGAACGCTATTCGGACGATCCTGCCGACCTGTCGAACATGGATCGCGATGATTTCTTCTCGGCCTATGTCGAGGTCATTCGAGGAGCGGTCGAACGCCTCCGGCCGGATCGCTTCGCGGTGTGGGTCGTCGGCGATGTCCGCGACGACGACGGCGGTTATGTGAACCTTCCCGGTCGGACGGTCGAGGACTTCGAGGCCGCCGGCGCGCGGTTCTACAACGACGCCATCCTCGTCACCGCGGTCGGCTCGTTGCCGGTGCGGGTCGGACGGCAGTTCGAGGCGTCGCGCAAGCTCGGGCGCACCCATCAGAACGTGATGGTCTTCGTCAAGGGCGATCCGCGCAGGGCGACGAAAGTGTGCGGCCAGGTGGAATTCGGCGACATCGAGCCGGCCGCGGAAGGCGAATTTTGATGCAGGGTGGCGCAGCGGCAGCGCGCGCGGCTCATGCCCGCGAGGTCGCCGGTTCGATTCCGGCCCCTGCAACCGCACCAATTGTGATCGAGCACGACGGCGTGCTGGTCGTTCGCGACGATCTTTTCCCTGGCGGGACGAAGGCCCGCTTCATTGGCGCATTCTTCACCGGTGCCGACGAAGCCGTCTATGCGAGCCCGGCGGAGGGCGGCGCGCAGACGGCGCTGGCCACGGTCGCGCGTCAGCTCGGCAAGCGGGCGACGATCTTCGTCGCGCAGCGCGCATCGCCGCACCCGCGAACGCTCGAAGCGGCGCGCCTCGGCGCGAAGATCATCACCGTTCAGCCGGGCTACCTGTCGGTCGTTCAGGCCCGCGCCCGCGAGTATTGCCAGCGAACCGAAGCCGCTCTCGTGCCGTTCGGCGTCGATGCCGAGTTTGCGATCGCCGCAATCGCGCAAACCGCCGCCTCGCTCGCCATCGATCCGGACGAGGTCTGGTGCGCCGCGGGTTCCGGAGTTCTCGTGCGCGGCCTTGCCCGCGCCTGGCCCAAGGCGCGGCACCATGCCGTTCAGATCGGACGCGCGCTCGCGCCGGCCGAGGTCGGGGGCGCGACGATCCACGTCTACTCGGCGCCGTTCGGCCGCAAGGCGAGGATCAAGCCGCCGTTTCCATCCGATCCGCACTACGACGCCAAAGCCTGGGAGCTATGCGCGGCCCGGAAGGGTCCGGGCCGCGTGCTGTTCTGGAATGTCGCCGGGTCGGCGCAACCGTGATCAACCGGCCCGTCGGCGCGCTTCAAGCGCCATGATGCAGAGATCGCGGTAACGCTTGATCGCCTTCGGGCTTGAGCTGACCGGGTTGATCTCGAACGCGCGCAGGCCGTTCAGATCGCCGGCCTTCGCAAGCTCGACGACGGCCGCGAGCTTGTTGCGGAACCGCCTGTGCGTCTCGGCGCTGAAGTCCGGCGGCTCGGGCAGCTTGCCTTCGCGGGCCGCCGCCTCGGTCGCGGCGCGCTTGCCGAGCGGGCGCTTCGGCGCGGCGGCCTGCGCCTCACCGTTTGCCCGCGGCTCGCGCGACGGATCGGCCGCAAGCTTCGCATTGCGGGTGTCGGCGCGCTTCGGTTGCTGCTTCAGCCGCCAGGTGAAGCCGTCCTTCGCCTTGACGATCTCGATTTCATCGAGGCTGTGACCGGCGGCCTTGGCGGCCCGCTGGGCGTTGAACTTCTTGGCATAGGTCTTCATCGGGTTATCCTTGCTTTCGGTTGGAATGTCGTCGGTGATGAGCGCCGAGCGGCCGTCGGCGTCGACGGCGTAGATCAGGGCGCGGCGCCCGTAGGGGTGTTCGGCTTCGAGCGCGGGCGCCGCGACGTTTCGCGCCTCCGCCAGGGTTCGTGCGCAAGCGCGGGCGTATTTCCCCCGGCCGATGAAGAGCGCGATGTCGAACCGGACCGCATTGGCGATGATCGCGGCATCGCGCGCGCTTGCCGGATGAACTTTCGGCATGGATTGCCCTCCGTTTGACAGGGGTCAGTCAGGCTCGACCCGCGATTGAGAGCAACTGCCAGGTCACGGGGATTTCGAGCATATCGGGAGCGCTGGAGCAGCATGGGTCTTTCCCGCAGGGCCTATGCCCGACATCGCGGCGTGGCCGAGAATGCCGTCCGCAAGGCGATTGCCTCGGGCCGGATCACGCTCGAGCCGGACGGCACCATCGATCCCGAGAAGGCCGATCGCGATTGGGCGGCGCGGACCGATCCCTCGCAGCAGCGCGGACCGCACGCCCCCTCGGCGCCGAAGGCGTCCCGCGAATCCGTTCAGGGCAAGGCGGTCCCGCGCGCTGCGCTCGATGCCGTGCAGAAGACGCTCCGCGAGTCGGGGGAAAACTCGGAAGGCGACGTGACCTTCCTGCGCGCCCGCACCGCCAACGAGGTGATCAAGGCGCAGGAGCGCAGCGTCCGCCTCGCGAAGATCAAGGGCGAGCTGGTCGATCGGGCGCGCGCGGTCGCCACGGTCTTCGGCCTCGCGCGGCGCGAGCGCGACGCATGGGTGCAATGGCCGGCGCGGGTCGCGGCGCTGATGGCCGCCGAGCTGCAGGTCGATCCGCATCAGATGGAAACGGTTCTGGAAAAGCATGTCCGACGGCATCTCGCCGAGCTCTCGGACGTTCGGGTCGAACTCCGGTGAGGCCTATGACGGCGAGGCCGACATCATCCGCGCCTGGGCGCGCGGGCTTGCCCCCGATCCGGCGCTGACGGTTTCCGAATGGGCGGACCGCTATCGCATCCTGTCCTCGCGCGCTTCCTCGGAAGCAGGCCGCTATCGCACCGATCGCACGCCTTATATGCGCGCCATCATGGACGCACTTTCACCGGCGCATCCCGCCCGGAAGATCGTGTTCATGAAAGCGGCGCAGGTGGGCGCCACCGAAGCCGGCAACAACTGGATCGGCTATTGCATCCACCAGGTGCCGGGCCCGTTTCTTGCCGTTCAGCCGACGACCGATCTGGCCAAGCGGCTTTCGCAGCAGCGCATCGAGCCGCTGATCGAGGAAAGCCCGGAGCTGCGCGCAATCGTGCTGCCGGCGCGCAGCCGCGATTCCGGCAACACGGTGCTGGCGAAACGCTTCGCGGGCGGGCAGTTGATCCTGGCCGGCGCCAACAGCGCCGTCGGCTTGCGCTCCATGCCCGCGCGCTGGTTGTTTCTCGACGAGGTGGACGCCTATCCCGGCGACGTGGACGGCGAAGGCGATCCGATCGCGCTCGCCGAGGCGCGGACGCGGACCTTCGGGCATCGCCGGAAGATTTTCATCGTAAGCACGCCGACGGTCAAAGGCCTCTCGCGCATCGAACGCGAGTTCGAGGAGACCGATCAGCGGCGATATTTCGTGCCGTGCCCGCATTGCCGGTTCATGCAATGGCTCAAGTTCGAGCGCCTGCGCTGGGACAAGGGGAAACCGGAGACGGCGCAATATGTTTGCGAGAATTGCGAGCGGGCAATCCCCGAGCACTGCAAGACCGAGATGCTCGCGGCCGGCGAATGGCGACCGACCGCAAAGGCCGTCGATCCGCACGTGATCGGCTTTCACATCTCCGGACTCTATTCGCCGGTCGGCTGGCTCTCATGGGCACAGATCGCGCGCGACTGGGAAGCGGCGCAGGGAAACGACGCGCTGCTGAAGACCGCGAAGAACACGCTGCTCGGCGAGACCTGGCAGGAGCGCGGGGAGGCGCCGGACTGGCGGCGGCTTTACGAGCGCGAGAAGGAACATGCGCTCGGGACGATTCCCGAAGGCGGGCTGGTGCTGACGGCCGGCGCCGACGTGCAGGCGGATCGCATCGAAGTCGATGTGTGGGCCTGGGGGAGAGGTCTCGAAAGCTGGCTGATCGACCATGTCGTTCTGGAAGGCGAAACCTCGGGCCCGGCGGTATGGCGCGAGCTGACGAAGCTCTTGTCGCGGACCTGGCCGCACACGTGCGGCGCCATCATGCAGATCGCGCGGCTTGCGATCGACTCGGGCGACGGCCGCACCACATCGCAGGTCTACGGCTGGGTGCGCGGCTTCGGTGCCGGCGTCGCGGTGGCGGTCAAGGGTGTTGAGGGTTTCGATCGCAGCGCGCCGGTTGACGGTCCGTCCTATGTCGACGTGACCGAGGCCGGGCGGAAATACCGGCGCGGATTGAAGCTCTGGAAGGTCTGCGGCGCGGTCTTCAAGTCGGAGACGTACCGCTTCCTGCGCCTCCCGCGGCCGACAGCGGAGGAGTTGGCCGCCGGCGCCGCCTTTCCCGAAGGCTTCATTCACATAGCGCACGGCGTCACCGCCGAATGGGTGAAGCAGCTTACGGCCGAGCAGCTGACCGCGGTGCGGGACCGGCGCGGATTTACGCGCATGGAATGGCGGCAGGTTCGCGAACGCAACGAGGCGCTCGATTGCCGTGTCTATGCGCGCGCGGCCGCGTGGCTGTTAGGCCTCGACCGCTGGCCCGAGGAGAAATGGAAATCGCTTGAGCAGCAGGTCCGGGTGGCGGCTTGCGCCAAGGAAGCGCGGCCGGCGGGGCAGATCCGCAGCGCCGCGCCGAAGGGCGAGAAACGCCGTTCCGAGTGGCTCGGCGGCCGCAACGGAGGTTGGCTGAGGTGAGCTGGACGCAATCAGAGCTCGATGCGCTGCGCCGCGCTTATGCGAGCGGCACGCTGCGCGTGAGTTACGACGGCAAGACGGTGGAATACGGCTCCGAGGCGGATCTGAAGCGGCGCATCGACACGATCGAGAGCGCGATCGCCGCGGCACAAGGCAAGCCGCGGCCGGTCGCCGGCTATGCGGCCTTCGGCCGGGGCGACCGATGAAATCCTCCGCTTCTGTCCTGGCCGTCGCGCCGACGCTGTTCGATCGCGCCATTGCCAAGCTGGCGCCGCGCGCCGCCGTCCGCCGTTTTGCCGCGCGGCTTGCCTTCGAGAATTTGTCGCGCCGCGCCTATGACGGCGCCGCGCTCGGCCGGCGCACCGAAGGCTGGCGCGCCGGCGGCACATCGGCGGATGCCGAGATTGCGAACGCCGGCGCAATCTTGCGCAATCGCATGCGCGATCTCGTGCGCAACAACCCGCATGCGGCGAAGGCGGTTGCGGCCTGGGTCAACAACATCGTCGGCGACGGGTTCACGCCCTATGCCGCGACGGGCGATGCGGCGCTCAATCGGCGGATCGACGAGTTGTGGAGACGCTGGTCCGCGCAATGCGACGCCGACGGCCGCGGCGATTTCAATGCGCTCACCGCGCTTGCCGTGCGCGAGATGGTGGAGGCGGGCGAATGTTTCGCCCGCCGGCGCATGCGGCGGGCCGAGGACGGGCTGGTCGTGCCGCTGCAATTGCAGGCGCTGGAGGCGGATCATCTCGACGAATCGCGCACTGATCCCGTGCGTCGCGAGGGCGGCCGCACCGTTCGCGGTATCGAGTACGACGCGATCGGACGCCGCGCGGCCTATTGGCTGTTCCCCGATCACCCGGGCGACATCGGCGCGGCCTTGAGCGCGTCCCGCGCCTCGTTGCGCGTGCCGGCCGGCGACGTGATTCATCTGTTCCGGCGCGACCGCGTGCAGCAGCGCGGCGTGCCCTGGGGCGCGCCGGTGATCCGCGCGCTGCGCGATCTCGATGACTGGACCAACGCGGAGCTCGTCCGCAAGAAGACCGAAGCCTGCCTCGTCGGCATCGTCACCGCCGCCGACGACGCCGAGCAGGGAATTGCGCCCTCGGTGGTCGATTCCGCGGGCAAGGTGGTCGAGCAGTTCGAGCCGGGCCTCATCGCCTATGCGCGGGGGGCGAAAGACATCGAGTTCAATCAACCGGCGGCGGTCGCGGGGGTGAGCGAATGGCTGCGCGCGCAATTGCACATCATCGCCGCCGGCTGGTGCATCCCCTACGAATTGCTCACCGGCGACTTAAGCCAGGTCAACTACTCCTCGATCCGCGCCGGGCTGGTCGAGTTCCGCCGGCTCGTCGGCGCGATCCAGTGGCAATTGGTGATCCCGGTGTTCTGCCAGCCGGTGTGGGATTGGTTCATCGAATCCGCCTGGGCCGCGGGATTGCTCCCGGAGCCGACTGCGGCGGTGGAATGGCAGCCTGACGGATTCGAGGCGGTCGATCCGCAGAAGGACGCGACCGCCGATCTGATGGAAATCCGCATGGGCACCAAGACGCTGCGGCAGGCCATCGCCCAGCGCGGCTGGAACCCTGACGCGATGCTTGAGGAGATCGCCCGCACCAATGCCGATCTCGACCGGCTCGGCGTCGTGCTCGATTCCGATCCGCGCAAGGTCACGCAGCAGGGATTGATGCAGAAGCCTGTCGGCGCAGCAGATGAAGAGGACGCGAATGGCCGAAAACCTGATGCTGCCGCTGCTCGTGCGCGACGCCGAATTGCGCGCGCAAACGGCAGATCAAGAGAAGCGCACGGTTGAGGTGATTTGGACCACCGGCGCGCGGGTGCGGCGCCGGCGCCTGTTCGACGACGATATCGACGAAGAATTGGTCGTCGATCCTGCCGCGGTGCGGCTCGAACGGCTCAACGGCGGAGCTCCGTTTTTGAACGCGCACAACGCCTTCGATCTCGGCGGCGTCATCGGCGTGGTGGTCGAAGGCTCGGCGCGCATCGAGAACGGCCGCGGGGTCGCCACGGTGCGGTTCAGCGAGCGCGCAGAGGTGGAATCGATCTGGCGCGACGTCGCGACCGGCATCATCCGCAACGTCTCGGTCGGCTACCGCGTGCACAGGTATGAGGTCGAGCAGCGGGATGGAGCGCCGGAACTCTGGCGCGCCGTCGATTGGGAGCCGTTGGAAATCTCCGCCGTGCCCGTCGCGGCGGACCCGGGAGCGCGCATCCGCAACGATTCGACGCTTGCGCCATGCCTCGTGGTCCGGGACGACGATCCTGCCGCCATGCCGGCGGCGCAACTTGAGAGGTCCGAAATGCTGAACACGCAGACGCCCGTCGCCGGCGAAGGAGGCGACAACATCGAGGCGGTGGCCGACGTTCGCGCGGACAGCGCCGGCGAGGCCCCGCTCGCGCCGCAAACGCAACCGCTGAACGCGGCGGAGGTACGCCGCGCCGAGCGTGAGCGCATTGCCGCCATTCAGAAGCTCGGCGAGCATTTTCATCTTGAACGCGAATTCGTCGATGACCTCATCGCTCGCGGGGTGGAAGTGCCCGAGGCCCGTTCCGCCGTGCTCGACAAGCTTGCCGAGCGCACGGAACGCGGCATTGGCCATACGCAGATCTCCATGCCGGCCGGCGGGCTTGATGCCACCGTGACGCGGCGCGGGGCGCTCGCCGAGGCCATCCTGCATCGCGCGGCGCCGACGGCGTTTCCGCTCACCGACCGCGCCAAGGACTATCGCGGCATGTCGCTGATCGACGTCGCGCGCGATTGCCTTGAGGCGGCGGG